ACCATTCCGCTGTAAAATAAAAAACAGTTTTCATTTTCCAGATTTTGCTCTAGCCTTTTTAAGAACCTCAAAATCTTTTACTTTAGTGTCTCCAAGATAGCCCCAAGCATAACCGTCATTGATCATTTGATCGTTTACTGAAACAGTGTCGTCATTAACGTATATCCAACCTAAAATGCGACCATATTTTTCAGATGAATCCATTTTTTCTGTTTTAATTACAACAGATTTTGCATCTTTAAGAATCTTTTTTAAGTATTCCTTAGACTCAAGCCCAAGAGCCTTCTCTTTCAAATCTTTTGTGCGAGATTCAGGAGTATCAATACCAGCCAGTCTGACACGAGATGCAAATAGAATATCAAAACCTAAATCTATTAAAACATCAATTGTATCTCCATCTACAATATTTTCTACTTTTTTTACATAATATTTATACATTAGCGTGTCTCCGTTATTTTATCTTTACTTAGTCTTTCACGTTCGTCAACTACTTCAAGCATAAAAGCCATCATTTTATTATAAGACTTTGGATCATTCATTATCTTTTCATAATGATGATTACAAAACAAAAGTTCTCCTGTAGAGCCTTTTATCAAAACATAGGCTCTAACCCTGCACTTATCACACCTGTCAGCCTCTTTTAATTTCCATTGCTTTGGCTTTACGCTAGGGTGGTCTTTTAAAATTGATCTCATAATCTAATTATACCGTTAATTTCTATTATCAGTTGAGTAAAAACCAGAACCATTAAAAATTGCAGTTGGTGCAAAACCCCATTGTCTGTTCATCAATTTAGAACAGCATATTGGTTGTGTATCGTCTCCTATACTGCGTTCAAACTCAACTACAGAATAGCAAGTGTTACACTTGTAATCGTACCTTGGCACTTTTACTCCTTTATTTTTATGAGCAGTTTATACACATACTCAGGTGTTTTATACCTTTAAGACAGAAGAGAAAGGAAAAAGACTGTCCTATTGGCACATATTAAGTATAGCATTTACAACTTATGTTGTCAATACCTTTTTATTTTTTGCAACTTTGATAGGAATTTCTTTTGGCTTTTTTTCCTCTGGAATTATACGGTCAATGTTAATATTTAACATACCGCAGCAAACCTCTGCACCAGTTACCTCCATATATTCGCTTAAAGCAAATGTACGAGTAAATTTACGAGAAGCAATTCCTTTATGAACTACCTCTCCCTCTTCTGTATCAATAGTTTCACCTTTGATAATCAATGTTCCATTATCTACTGAAACATTAAGATTTTTTTCATCAAACCCAGCGACAGCCAAAGATAATTTATATGTATCTTCATCGACTTTTACTAAGTCGTATGGCGGATATGCTTGACGTGTTGCTAGATTATGTACTGTATTAAAACGGTCCAACTCACGGTTGAAACCAATAAAAAAAGGATCTTTAAAAAGATCCAATGCAAACGAACTTACCATTTTTTCTCCTTTTCAGCGAGTTAGTTTAGTGCACCCCCTTTTGGCAGGTGCACTACTATTATACCACTAACTTAAAATATCAACAAATGAATTTGATACTATGCCGTTACCTTGAGCAGGTTTAGCAATAGATTTTAAATAATCATATGTTGCTTGATAACTACCCCTGTAGTTTTTAGTCCAGTAGGCAGCAAGTGCAGCAGTAGCAGCAGATGTTCCAACAGATCTGCCCATACTAGTATTGTAAGTTCCTAAAGCATAAAAGTCTAAATCTGGACCTCCATTACTATAGTTTTCAATGTTTCCACGCTCGCCAACAGAACCTACTGCTACTGACTCTGGTATACAGGCTGGAAAATCTACACGGTTTGTATCATAATTATTTCCAGCAGCAAGTACGGTTGCAACACCTAAACTTTGTAATTTAACAATTTCATTTCTTAGGTTGTCTCTTACTGGACAATATGCAGGTCCAGTGCCAATCCTTCTACTACCAAGCGAAGCAGAAACTGTAACAATGTTAAATTTTTGTTTGTTGGCACTAACCCACTGCAATGCTCCAGTTAAATCGTTGTGATCATAATATCCCTGTCGACCACTGTTGGTCATAGGAACAATTCTTATAAAAATGATATTAGCATCACGAGCAACTGCAGATGCAATTATAGTCATAATAGTCCCATGATTAAATCCATGTTTGTATATTTGACTTACTGGAAGAGTCGCTGCTCCTGGACCTTCCATGTATGTTTGTTTATTAGGACAGCGTAATTCTTGCATTACACAAACCTCGTGAAATACATTAATTTTTGTTGTATCAATTGCTCCATCAATAATTGCAATTGCTGGTTTTTGATTTGCCTCTGCTAATGGCAAAAATGCAGCAGTAAATATAATTACAAATAACCCCACTACCTTTTTCATTGTTCTCCTTATATTATTAGTTTAATTACTGGTTGACAAGGGTCTCCGCCCTCTTCCCATTCTTTTGCTTCTTCTTCAGTCATGTATGGATCTCCATCATGAGTATTACAAAACGGCTGTGTTATCCATCCCCGTTCAATTCCATTATCTAGCCAAATTTCAAATTCATTAATGTTGGACTCGTCTTCTCTTATTTCCTTCATAATTTCATCAAAGTTTGCCATATATATAGTATACTCCTAAATACTTATTACGTCAACTGGCCCTTGACAATTAGGATTAAATTTTATTGCAGCATTTACTGCACCAACTACTCTTTTTCTAGAATCTTTAATGTTTTCTGTGGCAGCCAAGTAACCGTAAGCATATTGAGAGCCAGTTCCCATTGCTAAATAATCCAATGTATATTTAGATAAAGACATATCAATAGCATTATGCTCATATATTTGTCCTTTAATACATATTATTAATCCAAGATCAGCGTCTTTAGAAGTATCTACCCACCAATCATTATAAAAAGTTCTTAATTGTTTAATAAACTTAGTTTGCATAAATTTATCTAAATTTTTTATATCTGGGACATATGGATTAAAGTTATATCTTATTCTTTCACCATCCATAGATCCAGCATATCCAATAAGATATGGTCCTAATTTCCATATTTTAGGAGTACTTAGGGTCAAAATAGTATCGTCGTCTGAGGCTCCACGATCTGCAGCCATATAAATTTTATTTTCTTTACGAACTACCGCAAGGCAAGTCATATCGCTCCCTAATATACTTTAAATAGTATAGCAAACCCTTTTTGTTTAGTCAAACACCCTTATTTAGTAACTTTATAGCCTTCTGAGGTTAATAGGTCTATAGCAGCCTGTATTTTTGAGTTTATTTTAGTAGATTTTGATGCTGATCCGCTAGACGGTTTTGAAGCGGTAACGGCAGAGCCAAACTTAGGGCGACCAAATCCTACAATAGAAATCATAATATTTTTCTTATTTTTCTTATAGGCACGAAGTTTTTTACAAACCTCTCCACCATTGCGTTGGCTACCTTTAGGATCTCCTGATGTATTTCCTTCAATGCACCATACAGTCCCGTCGCCATTATCAACAGCGACAATTCCTACATGTGAAATTCTATCTACACCATCTGATGGAAAATCAAAGTAAGCAATATCTCCTGGCTCTGGATCTGCAATATCTCCATCAATCCAACTTCCAGCCTTTTTAAATGCTGATGCACCACCTGGAGTATAAACGGTATTAGGAACTTTTACTCCTGCCTCGTTAGCACACCAATTAACAAATGATCCGCACCATGGTTGAAAATCTGCTTTGGTAAATTTTCCATATTTAGTTTCATTATCTTTCGGACCTTCTACAGTTCCAATTTCTTGAGTAGCGACTTCAACTAATTTTTCTGCTGTACCCTGCTCTGCCATTACTTTTTCTCCTTACAAAAACACTCAACCTTGTTACTTAACTTATTGTGCTGCCAAGCCATGTATAAATTCCAGCCAAACATAACAACCATTAAAAACCACATAATCTCCATTTCAGTAATTGGAAATCCTGCTGGTATTACGGTGTGATCGTGGTTCATTCTTTATCCCAACTAGCATCTACTGGTTGTTCTTCTGGCATTGCGCCGTCTGGTTTTGAAAGCCTACGTGCCTTTGCTTCATCAATCTCTGCTTCTAGTTTTTTATCTGCTAATGTATTTTTAGAATCCATTTCTTTATTAGCAAGTTGTGCTGCCATAACATCTTTAGCACCTGATTGACCAATTAATAATCCTGCTAATGTTCCAGTAATAAATGTTGCTACTGAACCAAGAACGTTGAAAAACATTTTGTCATTTTCAGATTGTCCTGTAATTGGTTGTGTAACAAATATTAATGCATACATA